TATTATGAAAATAGAATGGAGAATGTGAAGTGAGTAAACAAGAGTTAAAGCAAAACGAATTTAATTATATACCTATGACGATTAATGATTATTTTGGGTATATACAAGATAACAATGTTAATTCTAGTCCAATCTGGCAAAGAGATAATGTTCAGTCTACTGATAAAGGTGGAGCAACTCCATCTAAAGCACAAGGCATTGTGCAATCTATCTTTGAAGGATTAGATATTGGTGAGATATCTATTGCTGGTATTACAGACAAAGAAGTTTTGGAAGGTGGCCACAGAACACGAAAAGCAATCTTAGATTTCTTAAACAATGAGTTTCCTTTACACAAATCTTCATTGTTTGGAGAAAAGTTTTTTTCTGACTTACCACCATATGCAAAAGAATATTATCGCAATTACAACTTGCGAATCGTTGACTTTTACGAATTAGATGATTCTGGTAAAGGAAAGCAATTCGTTCAATTTGCAACACAAACTGTTCTTAATTTTGTTGAGAAAGCAAATGCATATGGAATGGCTGCGAGTATTGTGGAGTTACGAGAACTAACAAAGGTTGTTGATTATGGAAATGGTGCAGTAGATAATGTTCTAACTCTATTTAAAGATTACGTTGGGTTTTCTAATGGTAGAGGTAAGTACTTAGAACTTATTTTAGATTCTGCTGGATTGCACCACGGTGAAGGACTATCAACCAATGAGAGTGAAGTTCTAGAATATTTAGATGTAACAAATGCAATTAAAATCAATAAGATAAAAAACGCAATTATAAAAGAATATAACTTTTATCAGAATGTTGGTGCTTTCTGGAACACTTATACTAAGCATAAGATAAGTGTAATGGAATTTGGTTTCTTACGACATGTTTATTTCAATCTTCCTAAAGAGTTTAAGGTAGAAGATTATGATTTATTCACCAAAGACTTAGTTAAAAACCTAAATGCATTTGAAGATGCCAATTCTGAAATTGATTATGTTGATGAGAACGGTGACAGGTTGGATGGTAGATATGCGAAAGTTTGGGATGCATTTAAATCTTATGTAAAGAAAACTAATTCTGATACAGCTACTGAACAAGTAAGGATTTGGTTATCTGATATTACTCCAAGTGTAATTGCAAAAGATCCAGAACGTGCATTTTCTGCTAAAGACCTATTAAAGAAGTATGAAGAAGTTGGTGGTATCTGTGAAATAGAAGGCACACCAATTCACTTCTCCCAAGTTGTTGGTGCTCACATTGTTCCACATTGCGAAGGTGGAAAAACTATTTACAGTAACCTAATGATTACTACAAAGTTTCATAACTCAAAAATGGGAACTATGAACGCAAATGATTATAAAAAACAATATGAGGCATCTATAAAAGAATGATTATAATGATTGGTGGAATACCATGCTCTGGTAAATCCACATTAATGAGAAATCTAATTCAAGAGATGGGTTCGCATGAAGATGTTGAACCCATGAAACTATTTCCATGCCAAAAGCATGGGGATACTCTTGTAGTGGGACGATATCCAGTTGGAGAAACTTTTGGTGGAACTGACAGGATTAGTTATGGTGCTATCTCTAAATTTAGAGATTTCATTAATCAAGAAGTTTCAAAACATAAAAATATAATACTTGAGGGTGATAGGTTCTGTCGTGCCAAAGATATTGAATGGTTGTTATCAGAACATAACTCAAAGGTTTATATATTAAAAGTGTCGCCCTCTGTAGAGAAGGAACGACATATTGGTAGAGGGGATGAACAGTCTGAAAAGTGGTTACAAACTAGAAGGTCTCTCATTGCTAATCTACAAACTAACTTTCTTCTTATGGGCGAACTAGCAATCCGACAAACTGATACAGAAGAATCATTAACCGAAGTAAAAAACGAAATCAAGGAAAATTTAGCATGACACAAGAAAACACAGTAATCAGTATTCTTTTCATTAACGGTATGGAAATTGTAGGACGGTTTGTTTCAGAAACAAACGTAGAACTAAAAGTATATAAACCTCGTATGGCACAAATGTCTGAACAGGGTGTAGGGTTGATTCCTTCTATTACTGCTACAGGTAAAGAAATTGATGGGGAATTTACATTCAGTAAAAATAGTATTATGTACTATACAGAATCAGTTGACCAAATGGTAACAGGATGGCAACAACAAACTAGTGGTTTGATTGCTCCAGCAAAAAGTTCAATTATCTCTTGACTTTAGAAGATGGTTGGGTTATAATAAACAAAATGGAAGCAAAGGATATAGATATGACTGATGAACGACTACTACTTGATTACACTCGTTTTGTTGATGAGGTGACTTCTGATGAATCGAAAGATTCACAGGCATTTTCAGATGCACTAGATATAATTGATGAACAAGGTTTGGCCCCAGAACGGTTAATTACTGCCGCACTTGGTATCACTGCTGAGGGGGGTGAATTTGCAGAGATTATTAAGAAGTGTTTGTTCCAAGGCAAACCTATGGATGAACATACCATATATCACATGAAGCGTGAATTAGGGGATGTAATGTGGTACATTGCACAAGCATGTATTGCTCTTGAATGCTCATTGGAAGATGTTATCTATATGAATATCGAAAAGTTAGAAGCACGTTATCCAGACGGTTTTGACTCTTTTCGTTCTAACAATCGAAATGAAGGAGATGTGTAAAGTATGGACTTTTTAAAAGAAATTGCTAAGACTGCGGGCAATGAATACGCAGCACTAGTTGCAGATGGAGTAGAGGCAGGAGATGTTGATAGTTTTATTGACACTGGTTCTTATATCTTTAATGCACTATTAAGTGGTTCTATTTACGGTGGACTTGCCGCAAATAAAATTACTGCTGTTGCAGGCGAATCTGCAACTGGTAAAACCTTTTTTGTAATGGGTATGGTTAAGTCATTCCTTGATGCAAACCCAGATGCTGGTGTTTTGTATTTTGAGTCTGAATCTGCAATTACAAAACAGATGGTTATGGATAGGGGTATTGATGTTAATCGTATGGTTATCTTGCCTGTTACAACTGTACAGGAATTTAGAACACAATCATTAAAAGTGTTAGATGCATATCTACAACAAAAGGAATCAGACAGAAAACCAATATTGTTGTGTCTTGATTCACTTGGAATGTTATCTACAACCAAGGAAGTAGAAGATACTGCTGATGGTAAAGAGACACGAGATATGACTCGGGCCCAAGTTCTTAAAGCTGCATTTAGAGTGTTGACTTTGAAACTAGGTAAAGCAAAAGTACCAATGGTAATTACTAATCACACATATGATGTAGTTGGTTCTATGTTCCCTACTAAAGAAATGGGTGGTGGTTCTGGACTGAAGTATGCGGCATCATCTATCGTATATCTTTCTAAGAAGAAAGAGAAAGATGGAACACAAGTTGTTGGTAGTATTATTCACTGTAAGAATGCAAAATCACGTTTGACTATTGAAAATAAGGTAGTTGATGTACGACTAATGTATGAGCGTGGACTAGACAGGTACTACGGACTGCTAGAACTGGCATTAAAGTATGATATCTTCAAATCAGTTTCTACTCGTATTGAGTTGCCTGATGGTACAAAGACTTTTGGTAAGACTATTAATAATAATCCAGAGAAGTTTTTTACTCCAGAAGTTATGGCACAATTAGATGAGGTTGCTAGTAAAGAGTTCAAATATGGACAACGCCCAGTGGAACTAGATGTTGACGAAGACGAACTTGTAGAAACAGATGCAACATAATTTTGTTCAAACTTACAGGGATGTAATTACACCAGACCTTTCTAAACAGTTGATTGCTATGTTTGAAGAATCAGAGCATCAACATGAGGAAATTCAGTTAGAAGGACATCGTTCTTTTACACAGGTGACATTGCAAAACCATACAGAATGGAAACCTTTCGCTGAGATGTTAAGTGAGAGGTTCTTCAAATACATTGAGCGGTACATGCAAGATTGTGAAATAAGTAGTAAGATGTTCCCAGAACATTTTGCATTTGAACAATTTCGTATGAAACGATATTTGCCCAATGAAGTTGATGAGTTTTGTGACCATGTTGATGTAGGTGATATCGATAGTGCAAAACGGTTCTTAGTATTCTTTCTATATCTAGATGACAATGAGGGTGGAGCAACAGACTTTCCACAATTCAATATCAGTGTCAAACCAGAGATAGGAAAGATGTTAATGTTTCCTCCAATGTGGACTCACTTGCATGCTGGAAGAAAAGCAATTGAAAAACCAAAATACATTATAGGGAGTTACTTACACTATGTCTGATATTAGTGAAATGTACAAGTTTGTAGAGAATAAAGATAAGACTTGGACTGCTGTGGGACTTACTGCAAAAGCAGGTAAGTATCAAGGGTTAGTCTATAAGTACGGTAAAGTTAAAGTGGTTGAGAACGAAGAAAAAACAAATGCCTCTTTACAATTCGAATGGGATATGTTAGACTCTAATGGACTACCAAAAGAAAGTATTAAAGATGATTTCTTTGAACTTGCTGGTAAGATATTAGAAGATATCATACACAAACAAATAGATGGAGAAGATTTACAATATGTCAACGCAGACGATAGAGAAGACAACCCTCAGTAATTTAGTATTTAATGAACCTTACACTCGTAAGGTTTTGCCATTTCTAAAACCAGAATACTTTTCCAATCCAGAGGAAAGGATTGTATTTGAAGAGATTACTAAATTTGTAGAAAAATACAATAACACTCCTACTAAGGAGGCTTTGTCTATTGAAGTTGATGGACGTAAAGATATCAATGACGAGCAGTTCAAGAGGGTAAATCAAATTATTGAAACCCTGTCTGATGCAGAAGTTGATATGGATTGGTTGGTAGATACTACTGAAAAGTTCTGCAAGGACAAAGCAGTATACAATGCAATTCTTAATGGTATTCAGATTATTGAGGGTAAAGATAAAGAGCATACTGCTGAGGCAATTCCATCCATTCTTTCAGAAGCATTGTCAGTTGCATTTGACCAAAACATTGGACACGACTATATTGAAAATGCAGATGAACGGTATGAGTTTTATCACAAGAAAGAAGAGAAACTTCCATTTGATTTAGAATACTTTAATAAGATTACTAAAGGTGGACTTCCAAACAAAACCTTGAACATTGCCCTTGCTGGTACTGGTGTTGGTAAATCGTTGTTCATGTGTCACATGGCATCTTCTACTTTGATGCAAGGTAAAAATGTATTGTACATTACTTTGGAGATGGCAGAAGAACGTATTGCAGAACGTATTGATGCAAACTTGA